AAGCTAAAGTTGCAGCAATACCAGATTCAGATATTAATGCTCCATCATTCCATCCATTATCACCATAAGCATTATGATTATAGCCTGCAGACACTAACTAATCCTAATTATAGCTGTGTTGTACGCTGCAGATGGTAATTGAATTGTGAATGTACCTGCTGTTGAGGTATAATCAGAACCAAAATCCAATATTGCAATAGATGCATTTGATTTAGAATTGTTGTAGATCATAGCACCACGAGCAGTAATTGTTGCAGTAGTCCAAGCTGGATCTGCTGCATCAAAGTATGCTACTTGGTTGGTAGAATCATAAGCTACAGCTTGACTAGAAAGAGTTGCTCCTCCTGCTGTATATCCAGTTCCACTAACTTCGTTAGAAGTAGTGTAAGCCGATGTTGTAGCTCCAAGTGAAGCACTTGAAGTGTACAATGCTATTTTTAAAGTGTTTCCACCATTACCTAAGTTATGTCCTCCATCCAAACAATCCTGTAAGAATGCATCTGTTAATGTTTGCGAAATTGCCATTTATTTTCTCCTATGTAGTCGCTTGTTGTATATTATTTTCTCCCATTAAGTTCATGGGAGCATTATAATCGTCTCTTCTTCTTCTTCTTGCTTGGTTATTTACTGATTGAACGGCTGCTTGATATCGTTGAGAATAAATTTGTAAATCTTCTCTATTTTTACTAAATGTACAAGCCTCCATTAATGCACCAAACAGAAGTAATTCTTGTGCATTTATTGTTAGCCAATTTGTTGTATTGGAACTTGAAAGTGTATCTAATCGTTGAACGTAACTCATTTCTATTGTTAATGCAGCACTAGGAGTTGGTGCTACAAGAATTTCTGTATCTTTATAATTAGCCCAGTATTTTGGTGTTCCTGTTGTAGATGAAGTGGGCCAATAATCATAAATAAACTCGTCTGTTCGTTGTTCTAAAAAATGTCTTTTGCTGCTAGAATCTAAATATATTACATGTTTTATAATTAAAGCATCTGTAGGTTTAGTAATAAATCTATCATTAGCATTAAAAGAAGAATAAGCACTTGTTACAAAGGCTTGTGGATCTACATCCCTAACAATTCTTTGTTCAGCTAATCCAATAAAATTATCTGTTTCATTAGAGAATTCTGTTCCATCGTTTTCCATCCAATCTTTAAGGTCTTGTGTCAAACTAGAATAAGTCATTGTTGCCATATTATCTCCTAACCTACATCATCCAATAATGCTGCTACTATACATGTTACTGTTGAAGAAGATGAAATTGCATGTATATCAGCAACAGTTGTGTTTGGTAAATTTGCAAACCAAGAATTTCCTGCTGCAATTTTAATTCCATCTGTTACAGAAGTAGAAGCAGTTCCTGCATCTAAAACAACATAAACGTCATTTGAAGAATCAGTATTTTTAATAAATAAAAAATTAACTTTATCTCCTGTAGCAACAGCAGTTGGTGCTGTATCATCATCAACAGCAGTATAATCTGTAAAATATCCTGCAATTAAATCTGTGCTTGAATTTGAAACACTTGTTAATTTATAATACCATTTGTCGTTAGCATCAGCAGGACTAATAGTCATGCTACCAGAAATAGTTTTAGCTATTTCGTCTGGTAATATAGTTGCTGTAAGTGTTATTGATGCATCATCTGCCATTATTTCTTCCTTTTACCTTCTTTAATAAGACGTTCTTCTCTTTCTTCGTATTTCTTTACTTCTTCTGGAGATAAATTTTTTATAAATCCTTTTTTAGGATTTCTCATTATTGCCATTTTTACAGGCTTAACTGTGACACTATTAGCCATTTAATTCTCCTCTAAATATTTTTGATTCTATTCCTGTAACCTTGACGGTTACATCTTTACGACTTTTTTTTGTCGAAATGTTTCCAGAGTTGTCCTTGAAACTTGTATTGTCCGTAGTGGATGAGTTCTGAGGAGAGGTCTGCCCAGATTGTTCCTCCGATTTTTTGCCATCTTCTTGAGAAAGCGTAATCTTCTGATAAATACCTTCCATCTTCATCCTTCATCGTATCAAAAAACAAATAAGTGTTATTTGATTTGTATTCTTTTCCATTAAGTATTTGATCTGTATTATAATGTAAATCTGGATACTCTTTTACCATTTTTAAAAGAGCTTCTTTCTTAATTAAAAGAAATCCAGTTGCTGCATCTAATACTTTTGCAAAACCTTTTTTAACTTCTACGTTATCTTTGTCTTCAAAATTTAACACATAAGGTAAACTTAGTGTTTTGTAGTCTAAATCGTCTTTAACTAGCTGTGGAATAGCACTCCAATTGATTAATTTCATTGGATAAGGTGCACAAACCACATCTTCGTTAAAATCTAACATTCTTTTTACAATTTGAGGATTAAATCCTATATCAGCATCAACAAACAACAAATGAGTAGCCTTTTCATCATCTAAAAAGTTAGCTACTATAGTGTTTCTTGCTCTTGTAACTAAAGATTCCATTCCTAACGTCTGTATACGAACTGGAATTTCCTCTTGTCTGCAAAAAGTTTGCAATTCTAACATGGAATGGAAGTAATCTTCACATATCCACCCACCAAAAGCTGGTGTTCCTACAAATAAATTAACATTATGAGACACTAATACTTACACTACCTAAAGTTGCACTAGATGTCAATGCTGTAGCTAATGTTGTGCCTGTTGCTAAAGTAAAACTTCCTCTTATTCTTTTATCTGATGCTTTAATACCCAATGCTTGATGTAAAGTATTAACAGTTCCATTGTATAATTGGTCAGAACCATATAATTTTACTTGTGGACTAGCATCTTTTAATGCTTCTGCATCAGCAGATTTTTTTTTTGGGTCTAATTGTGGGTGTTTAGGCTCAAATTCACTGTAATGAACTAAAGAACCATTCCACTCTTTAACCATTTCTGTATATGGATATGCAAAACCACTTCTATCGGATATTGCTTTTGCATATTTACCTCTTGCAAATGCCATTATTTGTCCTCTGATTCATAACAATTGCATTTAGGGCATCCTTGATCTGATGTACACTCACAATCATCACAAAAACATGCACAATTAATGCATTTTTCACTGTCTAATTTACATTTTTTTATATTATCCATTAAGCCCTCGCAATATCTGGATAAATTTTAAGGTCTACTTTTTCCCTACCTTCGTCTAAAGCTCGTTTAAACTCTTCTTCGTATTGTAATTTTAATTCTTGTCTTCTATTAATATCTATTTGAGGTCTTTTTTGTGCCATATAAAATGAAAGACCACTAACAGCACAAGGTAAAAATCTGTCTGGAATATCAATACTTTCTGTTGAAGCAGTAATATCCTCTATTCTGTTTCTTCTTTTGTATCGAAAAACATCTGTTGAATTATCTGGTGTTGGATAAAGATAAACTACTGGAGCTTCTCTTTGCATATCTAAAAAATATTGTGAAGGTCTTCCTTTTGTAGATTTCACAGGAATGTTTAAATAATCTTCCCTATTAATTCTTTCCATTTGAAAATCAGTTCTTACACTATTTTCAGTTCTAGATATGACAGCCTCTGTAACATCTATTGTATAAGTGTCTAAAGTATAATTTGCTGTGCCTTCGGTTACAGTTTGAGTTGCTTCATCTATAGTCCATAGTTGAATACCTCTATTTGCCCAATCACGCATCATTATATTTAAACTTCTTCGTGCACCTTTTGCTTCATTCCCTGTAATAGGCTCACTGCCTATACGAGACATAGCTTCATCGATGACCTCATCGACATATAAAGTCCACGTTTTAGTTCCAGAAGTTGCCATATTTTATCCTAGTATGTTTTCTTTAATTTCATTACAATTGTATAATGATCATGATTTGTATGACCATGTGTTGTAAAATCAATATCACCATCAGCTCCAGATGCTTCAGTGTTTTTAATTCCACCAAATTCTGAAAAATTTAGATGTCCTTGAACATTACCTGCTGCTGCACTGCCACCTAGAACTAATGCTTTTACATTACTTGTTGCATTCCATTCTATATCGACACGCATTCCACCAATATCATACCAAATTTTTTCTATGTCAACTCGTGAACAAGCTGTTCCATCTCTTGCTGCTGATAAAGATGCAACATCAACTTTTTCAACCGATGATTCACCATTACCATCAGAAATGTTAGTGAATTTCATTATGGCGTGTTTCGATCCAACAGCGTCAAATATTGTTTGACTTGTAACTGCGTCTGCCATTTTTCCTCCTATGTAAAAAAAAGGCTAGGGCTTTTACACCCTAGCCATTATTGTTAATATACTGAATATTCCAGTTCTACCGTAAATCTACCTGCTGTAATATCAGCATTGACTGCTGTAGTAGAAAATGCATATAAGTATTTACTAGCTATAGCTGCCGTTACGTTTGGAACGAATATGTGATAATTACCTGCTGTGTTATTAAAGTTAACATCAATCTCAGTAATTGATTGTGTAGCACTTAACTGTTCGTGAAATGAAGTAACACCTGCTCCAACAATTTCTGTTCCAGATGAAACAGCAGAGTTGGTTGATGTACCACTTGTAGCACTTAAAGATAAACCACCAACAAGAGTTTCTCCTGCTGCTGTAGTAATACCAATTAAGGCTCTGTGAATAAAAAATTTAGAAGGGGTTACTAAGTCGTCTGGTGCATC